AAACGAAGCGGGCTATCTTTGTCTTGGAACTTTTCGACAATAGCCTGCCGCTCGTCTTGCGGGGTATCCCCATAATAAGTTGCGACCGCCTCGGGCCCAAAGCGGTCGCGCAGGGCCGAAGCTATCTGTTGGATGTCGTGTGTATATGACGCCCAAATGATAGCTTTTCCCTGTAACTCGTCGGTAATTTCCAGCAGCTCCTTCAAGCGGTTGTTATCCAAGGTTTGGATCTCGCCGTCGTCGGGCTGGAGGAAACCACAACATATCTGTTGTAGACGCATAATCTGCGTCAGGACACTAGCTGTTGTAGCTAGCTCTCCATTCTCTAGTTTAGCCAGAGCTAACTTTTTCATTTGCAAGTAAACACGTTTTTGCTCATCTGTCAGAGCTACATCCCGGCGGATGTACATCTTGTCCGGCAGATCAAGGCACTCCTCTTTGAGGATGCGGTTACTGAAGCGGTCTAGCTTGCTGTTTAATTCGTCTAATCGCCGATAGCCGACGATTTCTTGGAAAGCACGAGTCCCCATCTTACGTTTTTGAACCAACGCATAGCGGTTCTGAAAAGCATAGTAGCTGTTAAAACCTAGTGCTTTCGGGGATAGGACCGCACACTGACTGTATAAATCCATAGGAGACTTGGTGACAGGAGACCCTGTTAAGATGCGGCGGTATTTAGCTTCATCAGCCAGCATCATCACGTTTTTTGTACGTGTCGCTTTTCTATTCTTAATAGTCGTGCTCTCGTCCACAATCATAATGTTGTTGGGGTTTTTCGTCAGAAAGACATACGCGGCCTTCGTACCGCGCGGCGTGGACAACGCTTCTATGTTCATTACGAAAATCTTGATGCCGTCAAAGGGTTCATACACCAGCGCTTTCATCTCTTCCTGAAACTTCTGCGACGTGGACGGCGTCCAACGCACCACCTGCCGATCAATATCGTCCGGTAAATGTGTTGGTATTTCTCCTTTTACCCAGTTGTCATACACGCCTTTTGGTGCCAAGATCAGTGCCGCTTTAATTTTGTTTGCCTTATAAAGTGCGCCAATAGTGTCAATAGCCACTTTAGACTTGCCTGTTCCCATCTCCATGAACAGCGCATAAAAGTTCGCGGCCCACGAATCTTCTAAGGCTTTATGCTGGTGATCGAACGGCTTGGTCTTGAACTTATAACCTTGCATCAATTTCTCCTTGACCATAAGATTATGTGGGCATATATATGATTATGTCAAGACCCGAAAGGTGTCTTTAACGACGAAAGGAGAACCGCGATGAGCGATATTTTCGATCAAATGGAGCAGGACTTTGAAGAAAGTCTGGCTTCCTCAGTTGAAAAACTGGATCAGGGTGACCTTACTACGGTTGCCGGTATGGCAAGAGCAATCCGTGACAAAGAGAGAGTAGTTAGCGAACTTGAGCAAAAGCTCAAGGACGAAAAGAAAGCTCTGTTGAAGATGACGGATGAGGACCTGCCAACCATGCTTGCCGAAATCGGGCTATCAAGCATGAAATTAGATGACGGCTCGGAGGTCACCGTCAAACAAACTTATGGGGCAAGCATTTTAGTTGATAATCGCCCGGCTGCTTACGAGTGGCTACGCGAAAATGGCTATGATGACATCATCAAAAACACGGTGGCCTGTCAGTTTGGACGCGGAGAAGACGACAAAGCATCAGCTTTTAAAGCTTTTGCTGAAAACGAAGGCTTCTTTGCCGAACAGAAAACCGAAATTCACCCTCAGACGCTCCGTGCATTTGTCAAAGAGCGGGTAGAGAGTGGTGAAGAGTTCCCCATGAGTCTTTTTGGAGCTTACGTTGGACAACGAGCCGTTGTGAAAGGGAGTAAATAATAATGGCTGATAAGAAAAATGCTGTAGCAGAGCAAAAAACTGCTGAAATTGTACAGTTCGATGCCTCTATGTTTGAAGCAGATGCAGGCACCGGTCTTGAAAACATGGGTCAAGAAGATCTTGCGCTGCCGTTCCTGAAAATTTTAGGCGGCATGAGCAGGGAATTAGATGACCTAGATGATGCTAAAAAAGGAGACATCTATAACACCGTCACAGGAGGCGTTTACAAGGGCAAGGAGGGCATACGAGTAATTCCGGTAGCCTACCAGCGTCGCTTCATACAATGGGCTCCTAGAGGCGAGGGAACGGGCGCTCCAACGGCTATCTATGCTCCGGGAGAAGCTAGACCGAAAACAGAGCGCTCCCCTGATGATAACCGGGACTATGTGACAGACGGTTCTGGTCAATACATTGAAGAGACGCACCAGCACTTCGTTATTGTGCTAAACCCGGACGGGTCGGCAGAAACTGCTTTGATTGCTATGAAATCAACGCAGCTTAAAAAGTCCCGTAAATGGAACAGCATGATCTCTTCGCTGACTATGCAGGGCAAAAACGGGCCGTTCACACCGCCTCGATTTAGTCACGTATATGTTCTGAAGACCAACCTTGAGGAAAACAGCAAAGGTAGCTGGCACGGTTGGGAGATGAGCCGCGAAGGGCCTGTCCAAGACATGGCGCTTTATATCCGAGCCAAGGACTTCAACGCGAGTATTCAATCAGGTGATGTGGTTGTTAAGCATCAGGACGACAATGCTGGCGGGGATCTCTCCGACGACGTACCGTTCTAAGGTGTAGGGGGATGGCGTTATAACGTCATCCCTCTCTTTTTTGGGGAGCAATCATGTCTGTTGAAAAGTTTTCTGCCATATTTAACGGGCTACAGTTAGCTTATGGCACATATAAAGTAGAGAAGAAGCAGGCTAACGGTAAGAATACCGGACGAGCCGCCATTGTACGCGAACCGCGGACCACGGCCCTTTGGGAAGGCCATTTGTCCGGCAAAGGCCGGGGCATTGGTATTATCCCGATTAACGAGGATAACCAGTGTGTCTGGGGTTGTGTTGATGTTGATCAGTATCCGTTAGATCACAAGGTTTTAGTTGAGAAGATTAGGAAGCTAGAGCTTCCGTTAGTTGTGTGTCGCTCTAAATCGGGCGGTGCTCATTGTTTCCTGTTCACCACAGAATGGGTAGATGCCAAAGATATGCAGGCCACCCTGCAACAGATATCCGCAGCGCTGGGATACGGCGGCAGCGAGATATTTCCAAAACAAATTAGGTTGCACTTAGATCGCGACGACGTAGGTAACTTTCTAAACCTTCCGTATTACGACGCAGAAGACGGGTTGCGCTACGCTATCAAGGACGACGGCAGCTCCGCAGAACTGTCTGAGTTTATTGAGCTATACGAAAAGTATAAGCAAACGCCAGAGCAGTTACTCAAGCTACAGATAGGCGAAGAAGCCGATGCGGCGGCGATGAAAGACGGACCGCCGTGCTTGCAGTTTCTTATGCGTAATAAGATCAGCGAAGGCGGACGCAACAACGGCTTATTCAACATAGGTGTTTACCTACGCAAGGCCTACCCAGATAGCTGGGAGTCTGAAATCCTGACTTACAACATGCAATACCTAGTGCCGCCGCTGCCCTTGAGCGAGGTCAACATAGTCGCGAATCAGCTTAACAAGAAAGAATACGCCTACAAATGCGCGGACGCTCCGATAAACGCGCACTGCAATAAAGAATTATGTCAGACCCGTAAACACGGCATAGGGGCCGCGGTCCAAGGCGCAGCCATAGCTAACTTGCGAAAATATAACTCCAACCCACCTGTCTGGTTTCTCGATGTAAACGGAGAGCCGCTGGAGTTAGATACCGAGGGCTTGATGAACCAGCCTACTTTTCAGAAGGCCTGCATGGAGCAGTTGAACTTCATGCCTCGCTCCGTAGCTAAACCTGTTTGGGAGAGCCGGATAGGTAGTTTACTTAATGAAATGAAAGACAACGAGAGCGCCATTATAGAGGTGGCAGAAGATGCCAGCATCAGCGGCCAGTTCTATGATTATCTTGAAGAGTTCTGCGTCCACTTACAGAAGGCCAACGATAGAGAAGAAATCCTTCTCAAGCGGCCTTGGACAGATGAGGAGTCCGGACAAACCATGTTCCGGCTCAAGGACTTTGAGGCGTTCTTAAAACGTAACAAGTTCTTTGAATATAAATCGCACAAAATAGCCCAGCGCCTGCGAGATAAGGGCGGTGAGAGCAGGCTTCTTAGAATAAAAGGGCGGCCTGTGCGCGTATGGCAAATACCTTCTTTTGATAGTGTCGAGGTAGAGTTTAACACCCCAAGCTTTGGTGGTGGTCAGACGGAGGCACCCTTTTAATGTTATCAGCGGAGAATGGATCGATGTCGATTATGGCTTTTGTTCCAAGAGATCATCAAATCTGGCGGGAGCGTGTGTTTGAACAGCGTACTCTGCAAGCAATCGCAAATAAACACGGTATTAGTCGTGAGCGAGTACGACAAATAGTAGATACGGTGGCTATGCCTGTCGTGATCCGCAACATTCATTGGACTCGAGGGACAGGTAACTGCCTACGTAACGAAAATCTTACAAAAATGTTTTTAGCGGAGTTTGTTGAATACGCCAGAACAAACGATCTACGCCGAATACCAAACTTAGGAAAGGTCCGTTTGCAGGAGATTAAAACAAAGTTAGGCAAACATGGTTTTGAGTTACCTGATGGATACTAAGATATTCCGCATATACGGTCCACCCGGTACGGGTAAGACCACCGCGCTGCTTAACAAAGTAGACGAGGCCCTTACGGCAGGAGTTAATCCTGCCCATATCGGGTACTTCGCTTTTACCAGACAGGCAGCAAACGAGGCTATAGACAGGGCTTGCCAGCGATTTAATCTAGAAAAAACGCAACTGCCTTGGTTCAGGACCCTCCACAGTTTTGCTCTCAAGCTAAGTGGTATCCGACAAGAACAGATTATGCAGTCGGAACACTATAAAGAGCTCGGTTATGCCCTTGGGTATGATCTGGTTACCGACACCAGCACTGAAGACGCTTTTGACCTAAACAAAAACAACAACCCAATTATCGGGCTGATTAACTTAGCACGTCTCCGCAAGGTGGACCTGCGTCAACAGTACAACGACAGCAATATGAACATACCGTGGAGCACGATTAAATATGTCTCCGACAGTATGAATGAATATAAGAACAGGTTTAACCTGTATGATTTCACTGACATGCTGGAAGTTTTCGTGCGTGACGGTGCAGACTTCTGCCCACGGCTAGCAATTACCTTCATAGACGAAGCACAGGACTTGTCGCCCCTACAATGGGACGTGGCCCACGTACTAGAGCAGCACTCTGACCGCATCTACTGCGCGGGCGACGACGATCAAGCTATCTATAGATGGGCCGGAGCAGACGTAGAGCATTTCATAGGTCTCAATGGTGGATACGAGGTGCTAGAGCAATCCTACCGCGTACCAGCTACAGTACACCCGTTAGCCGAAGGCATCGCAAAACGCATCGCGCGCCGCGTACCAAAAACCTATCTGCCACGCAAAGATCCGGGCAGCGTCCAACGGATACCTAGTACAAGCTATATAGATGTCTCTGAGGGATCGTGGCTCGTGCTAGCTCAAGCCGGATATTTTCTAGATGCCGCCAC